AATCCCCAGACCGGATATTTTTTGGCTGGTGAGGCAGGACTCGAACCTGCGACGAATCGGTTAACAGCCGATCATTCTACCAACTGAATTACTCACCAGTGTTTTAATCTTCTTCTTCTAAAACCTCATACAACCACAAGGCTCCGTCGAGTCTTGCTCGGTCATAATCTGAGTCACTTTTTTCAGCTTTCCACAATAACCGATCCAGCCTGTAGGAGAGAACCTCTCGTATAGCCTCTATACCGGCCATATAAGCCTTTTTCTCTCTCATGGCTATCCTACCATCACCCAGGTAGCGTTCTTTGCTTATAACGTATCCTAGAGCCCTTGTAGCCGATGTCTTGTTCATCCCTCATCTCCTGTATAGTAGGTCCAGTTAGTCAGTGCCTCTTCAACTGCATCAATCAATACTTTATCCTCATTCTCAGCTACCTTCTTGAAGTCGTTGAGTAATTCAGGTTTTACCTGAGTTGACCAACGAATATAACCGGAGCGAGGAGCATCGTAACGTCTTGATTGTTTTGGTTTTAGAGGTTTTTCGGTTCTCAGTTTACGCATTTACTTCTTCTCCACGATGCAGCTCTGTAGCCGTTGCAAGCGTATTGGGCAGGTCCATACGCCTAGTGCTTCGCTGTACTCGCATGAGTGCTGCTTCAGATACTCCGCTGCGGCTGGTTGCTGCTCCTCAGCCAGTGTTCTGATGTCGTAGATCGTTTTCTCAATCCGTGACTTCTTAGACTCCTTCGTTGCCGACATAACCTCAGTCACTTCCCCAGTAGCCTTATCAACTACCGAGACTCGCTCTACTTTTATGTCTTTAGCTTTAACCTCAATGGGTCGTGAGGCTTTATTCCCGTCATCATCCTCTGGAGCTATGCCGCAAATTGCCATGAGGGAATATCTTCGAGCGTAGGTCAGTGCAGATCCGTAGCCTTGGGCATCTTGCTTGCTGGCTGGTAGGTGTAACGCTCCGCTGCTCATGGTCTGACCGGATTCATGTACCAGGATTGTCTCAACTGAGACTCCAGACTCACACGGATGAGTTACCTGCACTAACCCTAGTCCGTTAGCGTTCAACGCATCAATCACAGCTTCCACGCATGCCGAAAGGTCGGCATATCGTGACCTGAAATGAGGATTAGTAGAGCTTTTAAGTGCTGGTCCAAATTGCTTCTGAGCAGCTATAAACGCTTGAAATATCTTATCATTCATATAGTTTCTCCTTTATTGATTATCACTATGAGCGCCATACCAGTCGCACAACGCACGATTCGCAACCTCGTCCCAGTCAGTAGCTTCAACAACGTGAACCATGAGTTGATGGTACACAGCCATCAATTCAAACTTGTTAAGCTGGTTCATATACTCCATGAGAGCTTCGGCTATCGTTCTAGCTGGTTTCCCAGCTTCTAACAGTCCGTTGATAAAGTTACTGGCGTCAGCATCCCTGTAGAAGAATTCTAAAGCCTTTTCAGTGGGTTGATTAGTCATAGTCATGTCTCCTTATTTACGTTTCCTCGGTGTTACAACTACGTCAGTGTCATCAGTTACCTGTTCTGCTATCCATTCAACAGATTGCACAAACGAGCGGCTACAACCGTAGCGAGCAGTCTCACAGGTCACCGTCATGAGTGCTCGTTGAGCACCGATAACAGCGATGTAGAGCAACACAGGGACACCGACGATAGTTGATGTGGTCAGGAACCACGTTAGAGCTTTACTCAGCATCTGACGCCTCCTTAGTGTTTACTAAGCCTTTGCTTAATCTTTCCCAGATTGAGTAACTGGCTTGTTGCTTCCTCACATGCCAGTAGGGTTGCTCTGCGTTCTTATGCTGGGTCTTAGCCTGAGCGATAAGTGCCACTTGGCCGTCATTGTAGGCTCTGATACCTTGCTCGGTACCAACCACCATAACGTCAGGCAACAAAACACCGCATCCGCTTGAAGTTGCTACGATTGTAGCGAGTATTAGTCGTTTCATATTGTCTCCGTTTATACGTTGTACTGCTATGTTTTCATAGGATGTAGTCGCCATCCTACGAGTTTCACTAAAGTGAAAATTATGGGTAATTGAAGCCGAATGGAGGTCTGATTGGCGCTCCGTAAGCGTTGTTGGGTACTACCCTGGTTACAGTCTCATGCGTAGTGGCACCACGCTCACCAAGATACTGCCTAACGTAGTCAGGTCTAGTAACCTCAGTGGTTACGATACTGTAACCAGTGCCGTATGGGTTACGAGGTTGAGCCGCTGGCGCTACTGGCCAAGGGTTAGGGTATACAGGCACTACGGGCTGTGGTGCTGGTACATACCGAGGCTCATTAGCTATGTAGCCTGGGTAGGTTTGAGCTACCGCAACGGCTGGTAGTGCGAGTAATGTCACGATAAAGAGGCGAATACTTGTTCTCATGTTAGAAGCTCCAAAATGCTACAAGTGCTACATACGAGCTGCAAAATATCACAGCAGCTAATCCAAGGTGTCCAAGGGTCTCAATGATTGTCATAGTCAGTCTCCGTGTTGGGTGGCAAAATGCCTACCAGTGAGTTAGTCACGCATGACTAACCCCTGCTAGGCACTAGCGCCTACTCTTCGTTGTGCCAGTCGTAGTTGTCCAATGATTCCTGCGAGTGAGGACGGCACAACTCAACCACTGATGCCAATGGGTATATGCCAAGCATTGGCAAGACTACCCGTAACTCGTCAGCAGTCATTGGAAAATCCCTATCCTGCACAGCTTCAAGATTCGTGCAGTGGTAAGTGTCAGCATACTTGCGAAACCCATTAACTAAACTTATTGCCAGTGCTTGCTTCATATTGCTTCTCCTTACTTGTCTCCGTTGTTAGTCAGTGGTTTCTCTCAACCACAATCAAAGTATACATAGTATGATTCCATAGTACAACAGAAAGATGCAAATTATTTTATGCGGTAACTGTTTAATAGAACTAGCTATTCAAAGAAAGTTACAAAAAAGTGAAGTTTCTTTTGAATAAAATGAAGGTCAGTTTCGTCTTACGATCAGTGAGCGTAGCGAACACAACCTGAGCGATCAGCGAAGCATGAGACACAACGCTAAAATAGCCAATAACTGTGGCTTGTTTGAATCAGATCGTTTACGTTGTCATGGTGGACAATAATTTTAACGCTATGACTGTGACTAAGCGTAAGCGTGGACCTAAGCCTCAGTATGGCCTGACAGCTTCTATGCTGCGCAAGAGCCGACGAGATTGTGGGATGCTATACCGCCTTATACGGGCAAAGCTGGGCATCACACAGGTCGCTATGGCGGCTCTAATGGGATGCAGCAAGGACGCATTAGTTAGGCGTGAGCACACTAAGAGGCTCTACACGGTAATAGAGTTGCAAGCACTCAAAGACATCAGCGGGATGACTGATAGCGAATGGCTAGAGTTACTTCGTGAGATAGCTAAGTAGTTATAACTATTACATATCCATAACTAACTACTTGATATGACTACACATATCCTACTTTACGAGAACCAGAAAACTAGTAAGCAATCCCAGCGGCGTAACTTATTGATACCACGAAATAATTCTTACAGGCTGGGTCGCCTCTCCAGCGCCGCAGCAAGTAGGTACTTGATTCCTAAGTCAATTCCGTTTTGGGTCGAGCTAAGTTCCCGCCACCACTCAGGTTTTCAGTTTCGAATCAAATTTGAAAGTGGCGTGCGGAGTAGAACAGGCGGCATCCCATCTCCTACGGTAAAACCCTAATTTATCTACCCAACCAGCGTTCTATCTATGAGCACAAAAAACGAATCTGAGATTGATTTAAAGAGGCGGGATGATTCTGGTGATGGTGTGTCTGTAAAAATTCCCGATGTGGACGATAAAACAGAGGTTCTTCCTGTAGAACGTCCTGTAGTTATCAATCCTCCTAGGCGTAAGGATTATAGCAATCAGCGGTATGAGAAGGACCCAGAGACGTGTGGAGCTGTTACTAGGCTTGCTAGGCTTGGTTTGTCTAAGAGTGCTGTGGCTATAGCGTGTAGGTTATCTCCGAATGAGCTGACTAAGTGGTATGGGGAAGAGTATGCGGCTGGTCAGGCTGGTATGCAGGAGGTTGTGGCTAGGGGTTTGATGGAGCAAGCTATGGCAGGGAATCCGCAGGTTTTGATGTATTTGGGTAAGAGTAAGTTAGGTTGGACTGAGGCTAATACGGTTGAGCATGTTGGAACTATAAACGCTGTTGTAAGTGCTAAACCCTTGAGTCGTGAGGAGTTTGAAAAGAAATATCTTAATCCTAGTGCGGATGAGGAGGAAGAGTTGTAGGATTGCCTCCTGGAGACATGCGTGACTGCAAAGCCTAAAGAAAACATCCTTTATTACTATCGGTGCCCTAAGTGCGACCATGTGAGTGTGTATGTAACGCACACTGATTGGTTGAGCTGTGGGTATAGGCGTTGTGGTGCGCGGTTTATCCGGTTTGGTAACACGATTGATGAGTGGGAATATCGAAGGGTATGGGGATGAAAACACCTGAAGAGATGGCAGAGGAGTATTGTAGCACTAAACAGTTAAGTCATGTTGAACGGTTAGTGCTTATTAATGGCTTCCTCGCTGGCTACCAAGCCGCAAAGGATCACGCACACGCAGCGTTGGAAGAAGCTGAGGCTAAAATTGATGAGCTGCAAACTAAGCTAAGTGATGCGGGGATACTGACTACTGAGCATCTTATTGACGCAAGCAAAATGGTCAGTAGTTCAGCAACGCTTAACAACTGGATCTCGGTGAAGGATCGGTTGCCGGATTATGATCAACTAAATCTACTTTGGCACAAAGACTTTAAGCAGCAATTTGTGGGGCGTCGAGTAGATAGTAATGCAATGGTTCCTGTTATGCCAAGATTGTGCAATGAGGAAGAAATAACCCATTGGATGCCGCTACCTGAGCCGCCGGAGGAATAATGGGAATCGAGCATAGGATGAAAGACGAGACCGAAAACTCAAGGCGATGTCCATGCTGTAACCATGTCAGTACCATAAGCGTTAGTGACGGGGAAGATTCTTACTTTTACTGCCAAAATCCTGCTTGCTCAGTAGAGCGCATTTACGGTGATAATGCGGTAATGATGGGTGGTATGGATGTTAAAAGATACGGAAACTAGCGGCCATTGGAAGTGTCCCGAATGTGGTGGCTTATGGGAGCTAGGCACTAATTACTGCATTGAGTGCGAGAAAGAGTTTGTAAAAGAACTATACGAACTTACTTGGTCAGAGTTTTGGTCAGAGTGTAACGAGCTAAAGAATGGGTGCTAAAATGGCGTATCCTAAAAGAATTAAGATTCGTATGAATTGGTCAAAGGAAGGCGCAAAACGATTTCGTTCAGTCATGGGACCAACCGCTAAATTACCAAAATACAAAACTATAACCGTAAATAGCGCAGAAGAAGAAAAGCGTTTTAAGCGAAAATGAAATGGATGCTGAGTTACAAGCTAACGAGCAGATTGTATGGGCGCCTCAATCTGGTCCGCAGGAAGCTCTAGTTCATTGTCCAATTACGCTAGTAGGCTACGGCGGCGCACGAGGTGGCGGTAAGACTGACGGCGTTTTGGGTAAGTTTGCTATCAAGCAAGAACAGCTAGGCGCAGACTTTAACGCTATCTTCTTCCGTAAAGAGTTGCCTCAAGCAGATGACCTTATAGAGCGAGCTAAACAGATTTACCTACCGCTCAATGCTCATTGGCAGGACCAGAAAAAGCAGTTTACGTTCCCCAATGGTGGTCGGTTGCGGTTTCGTCCGTTAGCTGATGATGCCGATGCCGAGAAATACCAGGGTCAGAATTTGAGCGATTGCGCTATCGAGGAGGCGGGAAACTACGCCAATCCATCACCAATCTTTAAGCTGTTTGGAGCGTTGCGAGGTAAAGGCAATCCGCAGATTATCCTTACCTTTAACCCTGGTGGCGTGGGTCACAGCTGGCTTAAAGAGCTATTCGTTCGACCTTGCGCTACAGGCAAGAAGATACTCACTAAGACGCTGCCTAATGGGTCATCGTTTGATTACATTTATATACCAAGCCGGATTGGTGATAACAGGATTCTATTAGCGCAAGACCCTGAATATATAAACAGATTGCACATGGTAGGCTCACCGGAGCTTGTGCGAGCGTGGCTAGAAGGAGACTTTGAGATTCATGAGGGTAGTTACTTTCCTGAGTTCAGCAGTAGAAGCATTATTGCGCCTTTTAATATACCTAAACATTGGCCTCGTTACCTTGGTTATGACTGGGGCTATCGTTCTCCTTTTGCCGCTGTTTGGGGTGCTGTTAGTTCTGGACGGGATGATCATGGGAATGAGGTCCCGTACCCAAAAGGAGCAATCATCATTTATCGGGAAATGCATGGGAAAGGTGTGGATAACAAGGAGCAAGCCGCAAGAATCGCAGCAGCCGGAAGAGATGAGAAGGTCCATGCCGCAGCCGACCCGTCTATATTTAATACGCAAGGAGGACCAAGCATAGCAGACCAGATGCACTCGGTATTCGCCTCCTATGGGCATCCTCAGTTTCGTCCTGCGGATAATGACCGCATCTCCGGCTGGTCACAGATAAGACAGAGGTTGGTAGCTAAGACTCCTTTATTGTATATTACCACCAACTGCCCGTACTTATTAGAGACGTTACCGGCACTGTCAATCAGCAAGCGGAACCCAGAGGATGCTGATTCAGAAGGTGA